CCATGCTTTAATGCAAGTCCACTTCTTGGTCTTACCTGTGCTTCATATCCAACTGGAAGTTCTATTGAGAGATCTGTAGGAATTAGTTTTCTTTCAAGACTTCTAAGAGTTACAGGTTCATCCAAAACAGCATGTAAATCGCATCCAGCAGCTTGTTCAGTTTGATACTGAGGAATTACTGCATTTTCACTAAGTTTCTTTATTTTAACTTTCATATTATTTAAATTTAAGATTCATATAATCTAAATTCTTTGATACGCAAATGTTCCAACACTTATTTATTTGATCTATTTGTTCCAATGTAAGATCTATCCACATTCCAACATGAAATATATCATTCATAAATTGAATACTAGTAAGTACATAATCACTAACTGCAGCTGAACTCCACACTAACACTGATCTAGCGTCTAATATAGGGAGTTCTAAAACTACTTCACCATATAAAGTATTTTCACGCTTTTCTACCATTATTATATACAAATCATTAAGATAAGAGTTAGCTTCCATAAAATTTGTTCCACGTTTTATTTATTTCTTCAACTTGTTCTAATGTAAACGGTCTGGAATTAACAAAAGTGTCGATAATTAATATTAGTTGATCATCTTCAAAATCTAGAATATCTATAGATCTTGGATATGTATCAAATAATGGTAAAGTATATACAGTTGAAATATACACCTTAGTAACACGTTCGAACGATATAATATCTACCCATTTCATTATCCAGGCTTTCATATTAGGAACTTTTCGTATCATCTTCTTTTATATATAGTGTACAATGGCAAATATTATTTTCCCTATATTCTTTGCATGGGCAAAGTCTATCCTCTCTCGTTTTACCAGGATTTATACAAGGACATTCACCATTGTTTAATTCACAACGTTTAAGAATAGCATTTACAATTTTGTCGTTAGGATTTAATATCCAACCGTCTTTCCTAAGAATTTGTATCATTCTTTCAAAATTTACTTGTTATATCTTCCATATATCAATCTTGTTGTCCTCTATTATGTATTTTAACCATTTTTTGATTAGTTGTTTTAACGTTTATTGGTCCAAGTTTTTCATCGTATGGGCCTATTTTAATATAATCAAAATCTGGTGTAAACGTAGGATAAGAATTGCTGCCAGAATATCATGCAGTTTTAATAGTATCACCATAATGAGAATGAATTCATTGAGATAATTTATTTACCTCAATAGGTTCTGCATCTCCACCCATAAAACACACACAAGTAACACCTCTATTAGAAATTAATAAATCTTCTATTCCAGTTTTTGTTAGTTCTTGACCAATATCACCTCAAAGTTCTTTGCTATGACATTCTGGACAATGTATAGGACAATTGGAAATTTCTATTGCTAATGAGATTTCATCAGGCACTTCAGCAAATACAATTTTAACATTTGTATATTTAAGCATATTCTAATTTATATTTTTTACACAAACGATTTTTCTTTAAACAATCACAAACATATGATGAAGAAACTTGCAAAAAATCAGCTGTTGTTTTAACAGAATCAAATGTATTTACTAAAACAGCGTCTTTATAAAGATTGATTCTTTTCTTAGATCATTCTGGATTTGTTTTTATTCCTTTTTCTAATCTTGTCTTAGATATTTTATTTTTTGTTTCTTCAGACAAAGTTTTCCCTTTTCAAAAACCAGTTTTTCCAGAATTTGCCTTAGATATTTTTATTTTTGTTGCATCAGTACACGGAACACCTTTATTTCAAGGTTTTTTAGAAAATTCACAAGTACCGTCTCCACCATCGGTTAGATTGTAACATCCATCATGTGTTTTATATCATGCTATTAAGTATTTTTCTGCATATTTTGCTTCAGATTCACTACGATCAGTAAGTATTATCTCATGTCTAAAATTATCTCAACCATATTTATCTATGGCAGCAATAAAATACTTATGATGACCTGTTTTTCTATAGTTATTACCATTACGTCCTCATCTTTTTTCAGGAGTTTTTGATGTTATTCCTATATATCTTTTATTGCTTGGAGAAATATGCATATAAACTGTTCACATAATCTTTTAACATTTTAAATTACTTGCTGGATGATAAATTCTAGTTAATGCCTCTTTATATCTTTCCTTATCAAATTTAGGAACTGGTCTTAAATAGCCAATAATTCTAGTTCAATCAGTTGTTTCTTCACTTCCACATTTAGGACATTTATCAAAATGATGTTTTTCGATATGTCCACATTTATCACATTGACAATTTGGAACATTAAATGTGAAATAAGAACATCCAACTTCAATTGCATAATTAATTAAGTACTCATACTGTTTTTGAGAAAGATGTTCTTCAAGATTACAATGTAATCCAACTCCACCATCAAGAGTTCCTGTAAATTCACGACCATGTAATTTAAATCTATCAAGAATTGAAGTATTCGGATCAGACGCAAGATAAAAATATGAATTATAAAGATTTCTATCAGAAGGAACTCAATAACCATCATTCTTATCCCAGTTATAATTCTTAGAAGATAGACTTTCCGCAGGAACAAATTCTGTATTAAATTGGAACTTCTTTGTAGAGTTTTTACGATTTAATTCACTAATTGTACCAGTAATTAATTGACAGAATTTCTTATATCCTTCATTATATGAACACTTAATTCCAAGATATTCAGCAGCTTCGTTGATTCCATTTAGTCCAACTGTTGAATAAAGCTTTGACATTGTAATATATCCAGCTTTACTTGCGGTAAACATTCCATTTGCTTCTCATTCATAAAGCATTGTCTTATAAGCAATATGATATTTATGAACTCTTTCTACAATATCAGAAAGATAAGTTTTTAAACTATTTCGTAAGCTTTCTTGAAAATCGTCTGGAGAGTAATTTCACAATTCAACAATGTCTTCAGGGTTAGAACATCCTTCTCTAACTCAATTTTGAATCACACGATTTAAATTAATAGTAATTACATTACAAGATCCAGTTTGAACACCAGTTAAACCATTTGTAAATGAAAATACATTTTCATTTATTTGATTGCGCAAACGACAACAAGATGCCAGGGAATCAGGATTATCAGATAGATAAGTGAAGAAACTATGGCCAGCAGCATACATTTCTGTAGTCAAATCCTTATAGTTTTTATCAATGACATCTTTACCATCCGTAAGTAACGCCATCGTTTCTACAGGAAAAGTTAATAGTGTCTCACTTCTTACATCATTAAACCAATGTATAAACAGTCTTTGTAAATAATCAATTCTCCTTCATTCTGGCTTAGAGCCATCTGGAAATACAAATTCGTCAAATAGAGCATGCCAATAATTCTCATCATAATAAGAAATATTAGTAAATGGACTTTGAGCACCTCTGTTTCCAGCAGGTTGATTTCAATTAAATACTACATGTTGAAATTGCTGTTTAATTTTGTCTTCAATTGTGTCAGGATGTTCGAATATTAGTGGATTGTCTACATAAACATCTCGTTTTAAATCATATTCTTCACCATAATCCATTACAGCAAAATGATCAAAGAAATTAAAGAATTCCCCAAATGCTACAGCACCTTTACATTGAGAGGCGAGTAAAAACGTTGCATTTACCAATTGACCACAAAATGAATCGAGATGTTTTGGAGCTTTTGTGCTTGTTCCGTCTAGAGATCCAGTACCTTCAAGAAGCGGAAATAGTGTAACAGCTTCACAATAATTCTTAATTACTGGAGTAGATGCTTCATCATGAGAATAAATAATATGATGTTCCAAATCATATAAATATTGATCTGCAAGATCTTTACCATACAATTTTTCAATTTCATCATAAAGCATAACTCTTTGAGTTTTTCTATTCTCGAACTTATATACCTCTGATTCCATATTTGCAACATTCTTTAAGTTCATATTTGCATTTGGATCAGAAGCACTTGATGTTGCAGCATTTTCTCCATTTAATTGATAATCTTTCATATATTCAATACGTTTACGACGTGCACGTTCTTCTGCATGTTCATCACGATATTTAATATATGCTCTTGCAACATCAAATCATTT